TGTCGCTTGTTACTACTAGACTAACTTTTGCATTTAGTACAGTAACATCATGCTGTAGTGCACCTAATGCACTAATCAAATAACCTGTGCTACCAATCAATAGTGGTAACAATGCAAATAGTAGCCTTTCAATAAAAGCACCTTTTTGATCTTCTTTTTTGTTTTCTTCTGCCATTTTAAAACTCCATTTATTATAGTGTTATTGGAATCCACAACCATACTGCTTGCGACATCATTATTGCAGCAATAATACCGACTATCTTACTGGCAGAATACAATCTAGTATTTACTGCTAAGATTGATGCTGTTAGTAAAACAATTGCGATTTGAAACAAAGAACCAGCATAGGTATACCAAGGAGATTTTGCTCTAGCAACTGATCTCTCAGCTTCCAATGCTCTTGCCTTTGCCATCAATTCTTTTTTACCTTCACCTGTTTTAGGATCAGATTCATAGCGTTCAATTTTTGCTGTTAATTCTCTAATCTTTTTAGGATCCTTAGCATTTTCTAGTTGCCCCTCAGCAAGTGATTGCTTAATAGACTTGGCTTGAAAGAATGCCCATGTGTTGTTCGCTTCTATTGTGTTATTTAGAATTTTACTAGAATTAGAGCCACCAACCAAAGTATTGATTGCCAGCAGTGCTGCTAAAATGCAGATAACAATACCTGCTTTGTCTTTAATTTGTGCTTCTCGCTCTGAACGAGATAGTTGTTTTTCTTCTGCCATTTGATCTCCTTATTAATTTTGTGGTATCATATAGTTTTTGTGCCAGAAGTACCAGAACCTATAATACAAGCAATTTGTGTATTCTTTTTTAGCAGTGTCCAATTACCTTGTTTATCTTGCCATAAAGAATATACTGAACCATCTGTTATATCTGAACCTGACCAAGTTAATTCTTCTGTTTGAGTCTTAGAAAGAAATTCTATTATTGGCATTACTGGACCACAGGTTACTTGATAGTTGTATGTAAATGGTTGTGCATATACACTCAGCGAAAAAGTAAACAATAATAATCCCAATGCTTTCATATCACTCCTTAGTGAATAACTTTAATTTGATGTTCTGCCCATATCAAAAATGTGATAACTGTAATAGTTAAAATTAAAACGATCTGCGCTAATCTCATATTTTATATAACTTTAAAAAATATGTAATAAATGCTGCTGCAGTTAGACACCAACAAAAAAGATCAATTTGTTTATGTCTGTCTATATCCATTGCTGTCAATTCTGCTTGACGCTCCTTTTCCATTATACTTTTTTCTGTTTCAACTTTAGTCCAAGCATCTTTTCCATACTTACGAATAGTGTCAGCTTTTAACTTTGCGAGTTCTTGCTCATGTCTAAATTTAGATTCAAATTTCTCAAGTGCTCTAACTTCTAGTGATGCTTTACGAGCAGCCTCAGCTAACTTTGCTGTGACACGAGCCTTGTGTTCTTTCTGTACAGTGGCTTCCATATCAGCTTGTTGATCAGAAACAACAGAACCAAGTTCCTTACCTATTTTCTGTGCTTCTTTTAGAGTAGTTGAAGCAGTTTTTGCTGTTTCAAGCATTTTATCTTCCAATATATTGTTTAGGTTGTGCTTCTTCTTTTCTTTGTTTCTCAGTCTTTGGAAATAATTCATATCCCAATTGTGGATATTTTTCCATTCTATCTTGCGCTACAAAAATCATTAGAATAAAAGTAAATAATAATATCATTATTAAACTAACAATCCACCAAGTCCATGCATAAACTTTTTTCATAAATTTAGCGTGTTTAACTTCTTCTCTATGATTTTTTTCAATTTGTGCCTTCAAAGCAATTGCTTGTCTTGCATTTATTATCTTAGACTGTTGTAATACTTCAGTCCATAAAGCACCTAATTCTGGTGGACTTTGATAAACCATTATCTCACGCAATTCAACTTCCATCTGTTCGAGTTTCTTTTTCATCAGCACTCTTTGTAGAGCACGACTGCCTACTGAAACATCACCAGTATATAATTGATAAGATCGTTTTTCCTCTGCTTCAAATACTGCTATACACTTGGCTTGATTGTCAAAGAAAGCACCAAGATGCTGACCCAATTCAAAATAAATATCACCAGAATCTTGTTTGTTTAAATCTTTTACTCTGGCTTTTTCTTCATTAAGCTGTTTGATTGCTGCAGGTGGTGGTGTCTTTCCCTTTCCTGCATACATACCATGGAACTGATCATCTAGATCTTTGATTACATCTTTAATATCTCCAGCTGCACCTTTGATATCTTTGTATAATTTGCATCCAGCCTTTATCGCAGATACTGCACCATTTGCTAGTGCAAAGAGAGTCAGCGGATCCATTAAAACCCTTTGTTAGCTATTATCTGAAAGGTGATAGTACACAATGGTATAATAATACAAAGAGAACCCATGATCCAAAGTGTTCCCATTATTGCTCGTGTTTTTGCTTCACGATCTTTTTGTTTTTGTTCTTCTATGCGTTTATCTTCAGCTTGTCGTTCTTGCATCATGCGTCTGCGTTCAGCCTGCATTTCATAATATGTGTCTGCATTACCTGACCAGAACATTATATCTTTAAGTTCTTTTTCATGAGCACGCAATGCTCTTGATGCCATAGCAATCTCTAGTGCCCTTGCGTTTATTTCCGCATTACTCATACGGAGTGATTCAATTTTAGATTTTACAGCAGAATGATGTACATCATCTGCAGCTTTATAAAAGGCACTGAATTCGTTTATTAAACCATTAATGTCTTTTCCAAGTGCCACTGCTTTTTTAATACCAGCGACAGCTGCCTGAGCCAGAGCGAATGCTGTGAATGGATCCATTACTTTCTCGCATCTTTAGAACTAACACTACTAGATGGAGTAGGTGTAGATATTACTGGTTTTGTTGGTGGTTCTTGGTATTGAGCGCAAAAAGATTTAAATGTGACTGGTAGTTGAGATTTAAGATCTGCTAGACTGTTTTTACAAGTAGTCTCGTCTTTAAAAGTCCCAACATTTTGTATGGCTGGTGTTATTATTCCAGCACTAACGATTACAATTGACCAGACATAGTTGCCCATACATATGGTTCACCCAAAAATTTATTGTTATTATAAATCTATTTAGGATTTGCAACAATCTAAGGTTTATTTTGCAAGTCGTCTACTTCTTTTTCGATAGTTTTTACACTAGGGGATGAAAACACACTCTGGACTTTGTTCAAGAACGATTGTGCTTTCGGTGGTTTTTGTCCTGTTTCTTCCATATGACGACCAACTTGTTTTCGATTGTATAACTCTGGTTCCCAATCTTTTGTTGGTTCATCTACTTGAATTTCTGGTAATTCAGATTCCAATAATTCGTTGACCTCTTTTTTAATTTCTTCTGGAACAACAGTTGTTTCTAGTGGTTCTTTTGATAAATGCTCTGTCATATGGTCAAACACAGGGGTTGTGGATGGTTCAACGACTTTTATTTCGTCATTAAGTCTAATCTCTGTTCGTTCTGGAAAATCTTCAACAGGTGGTTTCTCAAAAAAGTCATTCCATTTTCTAGTACCAGTGTGTTTAAGATTCCAGTTTGCTGCGATTAACAAAAGAACTGCCAATGGATCAAATACAATAACAATGAGTATGGTGACGATGCGAACTGCTTTCTCAAGCATAGTAACATCAGTTGCACTTTCGTCACCATATATCAATGCAGCGATATATTTTATTGGACCGACTTCGGCTTCGACTTTACGGACTTCGCTGGCGATTGGCGCACGCTCTTCGTTGTACTTGGCGATCTTGGTTTGCGCACTACCGATTTCGTTGAGGATTCTGTTTCGGTCTTTTTGCTGGTTTCTACGGACGGTAATGGCTCGCTCTGTTCCTTTGGCATCGTCTGTTCTTGCGATGGTTTGATCAACTTGAGCATCCAGTTGAGTAAGTTCTTTACGATTTGCATTGATATTTTCCTTTTCTGTTTTAATTTTCTCATCAATCAATGCTAACTTAGATTGAACATCTCCTGTGGGAATTGCTTGATCTAAATGTGCCTTTGATAAGAATCCGAAAATGCCCATAGATGTTAACATCATTAACACCACCAAGGCAACTACAAAGTATGACTTCATCAATGCTGGGATTTCTTTCCAGTTTTGATAAAGCCAAGATGCAACTACAAGTTTTGATGCTTCAAGCATCGAACCCATAAGAGCAATTGGTACTACAGCTGCAGCAAAAATTGCGATGAGACCCATCACTGCGTAATACGCAGCAAGAGCCGACAATGATAGTGCAACTGCAAAAAGTAAATATGTCATAGTTTGTTTTTAATATGAGAGCCATGGACTCGGACAGAAATCTGTCCATTGTAGTAGTCGTCTGACTCCAACACCTTTCGTGCAAACTGTTCTCGTGCTTCTATGTAAGAACATTCAGCTTTGGATTTACAAAAGAAAAGAATCTCACGAAGGAAGTTGTCCTTTCCGAGAGACTCTACATCTTTATTTAGTTCTATACTCGAACCATAGTACTCCATCCAATCAGAGTCTATTTTGCTACGGATCTTCTTTCGTTTCTTGATTCCGTTTTTCTGCTTCACCATCTTGTATGTAGTCTTGGCAAACTTGGATAACTTCTTACCCACATACATGCGACTACTGGCTTTGTTCGTAATTAAATAAACAAAGCCAACACAATCATCAGGGAGTTCTTCAATAATTTCGTTATTATAAAGCCACATTAGAATAATCAGTAGTATAAACTACTATTTATTCTTCCTCTTCGTAATCGTCTTCTTCGTAAATGTCGGCAGAACAAATAGGACAGTAAACAATATCCTCTAGTCGTTCTTCTGACTTGAGGATAATCTTACCTCTTGCCTGACATTCATTACACTCAAAAATCTTAGTGGTCATGCTGCTTTACCCCAAACATCACCCCATGTACCAGACAATGCACCCTTTGCGTAGTCAGTAACACGATTCTCAAAGAAATTTCCGTGTACTGGTGCATTGATCATTTCTTCAACCCATGGTAGTGGATTCTTTTTAACTTTAAAGATACCTTTCATGCCAAGAGAGATTAGACGACGATCTGCAATGTATCGAATATACTTCTTAACATCTTCTGCAGATAATTCACGCATGTCTGCACCTTGATAGCAGAGATCAATAAACTTATCTTCTAACTCTACCATCTTCTCAGCGATTGTGTATATCTTACCCTTTAGTTCATCATTCCAGATCTCAGGATTTTCTTTGATATACTCACGGAACAACTTAATCATCGACTCAGCATGGATTGTTTCATCGGCAATAGACCAAGTAACAATTTGACCCATACCCTTCATCATGCCATGACGAGGAAAATTAAGTAACATGATAAAAGAACTAAACAACTGCATGCCTTCAGTAAAGGCACTGAAAACAGCAATGTGCTCAGCAGTACTAGCGATAGTACCATTGCGACTAGAAATGTCAAGTACATAGTCATGTTTGTCTTTCATCTCTTGATATTCAAGAAACTCATTGTATGTAGATTCTGGCATTCCAAGAGTTTCAATTAGGTGAGAGTATGCAGCAATATGTAATGCTTCACGAGCAGCAAATCCCATGAGCATCATACGAATCTCAGGCTGAGGAAAGTGTGGAAGATAGTTGTTTACATATCCACCTGCCACATCGATGTCGCCTTGTGTGAAGAATCTAAAGATATTAGTGAGGAATAGTTTTTCCTCTGGTGTTAATTTCTTCTTCCAATCTTTAACATCTTCTGCCATTGGTACTTCTGAATGAAGCCAGTGAGCCTGTTCATGTTTTAACCAAGCATCATATGCCCATGGATAATTGAATGGTTTAAAGGAATCTCTTGTATCTGTTAATCTTGATTTTGTTTTTGTTATCATTTTATCCCTCGCAAGCCAAACATTCGTTACCTTCGGCTAAATCGTGTAAGTTAATTTCTTTAATAATGTCTCGTTCAATTCGTTTTGAGACCTTATCTGCTTTGGCAATCTTATCACTACGGCAGTAGTACATAGTCTTCAATCCAGACTTCCATGCTTGAAAGTGAACAGCATGAATATACTTAATGTGACTGTCTGGTCTAAAGAATACATTTAACGATTGTGCTTGATCGATATATTGCTGCCTGTCGGAAGCGTGTTGAACGACCCAACGCTGGTCAATTTCCATAGAAGTCTTGAAGACATCTTTCTCCCATTCTCCCAACCAATCCAAGTGCTGAACGCTTCCGTCATTCGCAATAATCGAACTCCATATTTCTTGTACATCTGCTTTAGGGTTTGATATAACATAATCAGTAACGACCTTATCAAGATACTTATTTTTATTTAAGTGAGAACCCGATAAAGTATCTTGGCGATAAGCATTGGCACGATAAGGTTCAATAGAAGGACTAGTATTGCCCATGAGAATGGAAGAAGAAGCATTGGGAGCAATAGCCATAAGATGACTAAACCTATTCCCAGTACCCACTGCATCAGGTGCTTCACCTCTTTCCAATCCCAATTCTTTATTAGCGACATCTAATTTCTCTCTTATAGTTTTAAAGATGTTTTTGTTTCTACCAACTGCCAATGATGATTCCCATGGAAGATTATTCTTCTGTAGATATGCATGCCAACCTAGCGCACCAATGCCGATACTTCTTTCACGAGTTGCTGAGTACTTTGCACGCTTAATTGAGGAAGGAGCATGATCAATAAAATACTGCAGAACATTGTCAAGCATTTCAGCAACATCACGAAGGAACTGCGGTTCATCTTTCCAATCATCATAATACTCCAAGTTCAAAGATGATAAACAACATACTGCTGTTCGTTTCTCATTTGTTGGTAGAATAATCTCAGAGCAAAGATTAGATTGATTAATCTTTAACCCAAGATCTTTTAACCATTGTGGCATTTGACGATTTGATTCATCAATAAAGTGTAGGTATGGTTCACCTGTCATCATACGCATCTCAAGAATGCGTTGCCATAATTCTTTTGCTGATACAGTTTCACGAATTTCGTTTGAGGCTGGATCAACTAGATTCCAAGAGTCATCAAACTCTGGATCAATCATGCTCTGCTCAATGATTTCCATGAATGCATCTGGAATGTTAATACCATGATGCATGTTTAAAGTGCGCATATTTTGATCGCCTGTCGGCTTGCGCATCTCTAGAAAGTTGATGATATCTGGATGATCAATAGACAAATAAGCAGCATAACTGCCCCTGCGAGTACGACCTTGCCTGTATGCCAAAGAACTTGCGTCATACATTTTGAGGTGAGGCATGACACCTGTAGATTTATCGTCTGCTGAACGAATACCAAAACCGATGCCAACACCACCCCCAAGCATAGACAACCAATTAGTTTCTGAAAGATTATCAACTAAACCCTCCGCAGTATCTTCGATATAATTAAGGAAACATGATATAGGCAAGCCACGCTTACTACGACCAAAACTGAGAATGGGAGTAGAATAACTGAGCCAATGCTTACTACTGTATTCATATAATCGTTGCGCATGTTCTGGATTACTCCCAAATTTATTTGAAACAAAAGCGAATCTCTCTTGTGGACTCACTTCATCATCCTTCATATAAGATTCTTTTAATCTAATTCTACCTAATTCATCAAACAAACTATCTCGGTTGTAGTCAACCTTTATGCCATGCACAATTTCCATATCTTGCCCCAATATTATTATAGTTTTACTAATTCTTTTGCTAGAGGAAATACCTCAGCAATTACCTTTGCGCATTGTCGTGCGACTTTTTGGTGTTCCTTTTGTGTACCATTTGCAGATCGGAGTTCGATAAAGTGAATCCAGCTACGCAATGTACCATTCATGTATAAACGAGAAACAGTTAGTCCTTCTGGTAGCACTGCTCTTGCTTGCTCTTTTGCGATACCATTATCGATCGCCCAAGCATATGCTTCCTCTGCTTCTCTAATAACTCGCTTCTGTCTCTCTTCCCACCATGTTGCCAATGCTAGATTTGTATTCTCAACACTATTTTGACGATTCTTCGTATCTTGGAGTCGGGCTTCCCTTAGAACGAAAGATAAGTCTTTTGTTGGATCAGCATATCGCTGGCTAAATTCTTGGAACGAGAAAGAGCGGTGACGCAAGATTTGTCTTGCTATATCACGAGTAGTTTCAATTTCTAAACAAGCACTGACCATTTCGAGTGGTGACCAATGCTGATGCTTGATTAAGTATTTAA